TGGTCGGCGCGGGTGTTGGGTCGGGAACTGTTTCCGTGGCAGGTGACGGCTTTGGAGGGGGCGTTGGCGTATGACGATGCCCAGGTGTTTCGGCATTCGACGGCGCTTATCAGCTGTGCCCGACAAAACGGGAAAACCTCGATGTTGGCGGCGTTGGTGGGGTGGGCGTTGATTGAGTTGCCGAAGCGGTGGGGGCGTCCGGTGCGGATCATGTCAACGGCTCACGAGCTCAATCTTGCGACGGAGGTGTGGCGGGAACTCGAGGACCAAATCAGGCTGTGGGAGGAGGCCGACCTGTGCAAAGCCGTTTACGCGTATGGGCGCAACGAGGTCCGGTTCAAGGACGGCAGCTTGTACAAGGTGGTGGCAGCGACCGGGAAGAAACATGGCGGGACGTGGGACATCATTATCGGGGACGAGCTGTGGGCCTTGTCCGAGGCAACCATCTTTGGGGCGCTCCGTCCCAGCCAGATCGCGGTGCCAAGCCCCCTCATGTACCTGACGTCCACCGCCGGCGACGAATCCTCCAAGGCGTTCCTGAAGCTGCGGGAACAGGCGCTCGGCCTGATCGACGCGGGCACCCCCGGCGACCTGTTTATGGCGGAATGGTCCCTCCCGAGCGGGGTGGACCCGATGGCGGAGGAATATTGGGGGTACGCGAACCCGAGCCTTGGGCGCACCATCAGCCTCAAGGGTTTGCGGTCCGCGGCGGCAGCCCCCGATCGCGGCGAGTTCTTGCGGGCGCACTGCAACCTTTGGGTGGCGGCGGCAGCATCGTGGATGCCCCCTGGACGGTGGGCCAAAGCCATCACCGAAAACACTCAAGCGGTCGGGGCGTCCTGGCTGGTTGTCGACTCCGCCTTGGACGACTCTAAGTACGTCGGCATCTGGTCCCGCCTCAACGACGCCGGGGAGGTTGTCAACTCGGTCAGGTTCACCACTGAATCCAACGCCGAAATGTGGGCGCACATAGCGACGTGCCTGGACGCTGATTCGCAGCTGCGCCTCGCCATCACACCAGGGCTGGAGATTCACACGCCTGACAAGTACCGGGACCGCACCGAGGTATGGGGCTACGGCGAACTGGTCAAATACACCGGGCTCGTTCGGTCACTGATCCTGGAGGGGAAGGTGCTCCACGACGGCGGCGAAATGCTCGCCGAGCACGTCAACCGTGCCGTGCTGGTCAAGGGACAAAACGGGCAACCTGTCCTGTCATCGCAGCGGTCCCCCGGCCCCATCGAGTGCGCCCGGTGTCTTGTCATTGGGTCGGCGTTGGTGTCACGCCCCGGCAACCGAGGAAAGGCCGCCATCGGGTTTGGATAAAAACTTGTTGCAAATGCAACACCCCATGGTTACAGTACTTTGCGGATGGGTATCTTTTCGCGCAAGGTAGATTTGCAGGCCGCGCCCGACAAACTGTCGAAGGCCGCCATCGGCATCGGCGGCGTCAACAACTACCTGTCCTACACGGTCGGCACCCCCGAGCTCAACGCCCTGACCAACCCGACCATTGGGCGGTCCCGCGACCTGCTCGCCGCCATGATCGGCAGCCTTGAGCTGAAGCACTACTCCAAGGTGTGGAACGGCGACGGCTACGACGAGATCTACCTTCCGCTTGAGCCGTGGATGGAAAACCCAGACCCGAAGAACACCCGCACGTTCTTTATGGCAAACATCTTCTCGGACCTGTTTTTCGCCGGCAGAGCTTTCGCCTACGTCACCACCCGCTACTCGACCGGGCTTCCCGCGTCCCTCACCTGGCTGCCCGCCGCGAACGTGTCAACCCCCAACATGGTCGGCCCCCAGTTCTTCGGACCTGCCGACGAGATTGAGTTCAACGGGCTGGAAGTCGACCCCGCCAACGTCGTGCAGTTCGTGTCCCCCATCATGGGCATCATCTACTCAGGGGCACGAGCAATCAACATCGCGCTGCACCTGGATCAGGCTGCCGACCGCTACGCCGAACTGGAAACACCCCCCGGTTACCTTCAGATTGTCTCCGGTGAGGAACACTCAGCCGAAGATCTGTCGGACTTGTCAGGTGCGTGGCAGGCGGGGCGCCGAAAGCGCGCCATCGGCGCCCTGGAGCGCCACGTCAAGTTCGTCGAGTACGACAACGACCCCGGGCAGGTTGTCGCACAGCTGCGTTCCGACCAGGCACTCGATTTGGCGAGGCTGTGCAACATCCCCGCCTACATGGTGTCCGCCCCCACGAAGGGTGCGTCCATGACATACCAGAACGCACAGCAGGCCCGCCAAGACCTGTACCTGTTCGGTGCCAAGCCGTTCATTGACTGCATCGAGCAGACGCTCAGCATGGCAATGCTTCCCCGGGGCCGCTACGTCGAGTTTGACCTCGATTCGTACCTGGGTGAAAACGACATGGGCGCCCCGAGCAGCCCCGACACCCCCGACCTAGAGGATTCAGCAGCATGATCCGTTTTGTAGCATCCCCCGTCACCCTCGACGCAGCCGAAGGCGAGGACGCACCTCGCACCATCACTGGGGTTGCAGTCCCGTGGGACACCCCCGCCACCGTGTCAAGCGGCGAACGAATCGCGTTCAAGCGTGGCGCATTCGATGTCAACGGCAAGCCCGCCAAACTGCTTGAAGGGCACGACATGACGCAGCTGCGTGGCGTCGTCACCGAACTGGCGGACGCAGACGAGGGGCTGCTGTTCACCGCAAGATTTGCCAAGACCCGCGCCGCCGACGATGCCGTCGAGCTGGTCAAGGCAGGAGCCTACGACTCGGTCAGCGTCGGTGCTGTCCCGGTTAAATGGAAGTTCGACAAGGCCGGAACCATGGTCGTGTCGAAGGCCGACCTGGTGGAAATCAGCCTGGTCGCGCAACCCGCATTCAAGGATGCGGTCATCACAGAAATCGCAGCCTCCGCCCAGGAGGATGACGAGTCCACCCCCAACGATTCCGAGGAGGAAATCGTGTCCGAAAACACCATCGAGACGCCCGCGGTCGAGGCCGCCGTCGTCCCCACCACCCCCATCTACGCCGCGGCGCGCCGCGAGTTCGTGATGCCGTCCGCCGCCGAGTACATCTCGAAGTTCCTCGTCGGTGGGTCCGAGTGGCAGGAGTTCAGCGCCAAGCTGAACGCCGCCGCCCCGGACGTCGTCACGACCGACACCCCCGGCGTCCTGCCGAAGCCCATCGTGCAGCCCGTGTACAACTCGCTGCGTGGCATCCGCCCCGTCATCGACGCCATCGGCACCAAGGCCATGCCTGCGTCCGGCAAGGTGTTCATCCGTCCCGAGGTCACCACGCACACCACGATCGGTGCCTCCAACGGTGAGAACCAGCCCCTCGACTCCGGCACGTTCGTCGTGTCCGAGAACCAGGTGACGAAGGGCGTCTACGGCGGCTTCGTCAAGGTGTCCGAGGAGACGATCGACTGGTCGCAGCCCGAAATCGTGTCGCTCATCCTTGACGACATGGCCCGCGCCTACGCCCAGGCCACCGACGATGTCGCAGCCGACAACCTGGTCACGGGTGCATCGACGACCACGAACTTCACCGTGGCAAGCATCACCGACCCCGCAGAGTGGGCCCGCTGGATGTACACCGCCGCCGAGTCCATCCTCACGGCAACCAAGTACCTCCCGTCGCACCTGTTCCTTTCCGCCAACATGTGGCGCGCACTCGGCCTCCTGGTCGACTCGTCCGACCGTCCGCTGTTCCCGCAGGTCGGCCCGATGAACGCCTTCGGCGCCATGAACCCGGCAGGCACCCAGGCATCGGCCTTCGGTCTCACCGTCGTCGTCGACGCCAACTTCGCCAACGACACCGTCATCGTCGGCGTGCCGGACGGCTACGAGATTTTCGAGCAGCAGAAGGGCGCCATCAGCGCCGAGGCCAACGATGGCTCGCTGTCCCGCACGATCGCGTTCAGGGGCTACCTCGCCACGCTGATGATCGAGTCGGCGAAGTTCCGCAAGGCCGCGTTCATCTGAGTCACACGGCACCGAGGGTCTGAACGGTCATGGCTGTCTACACGGTCACACACGGCATCCATCTGGACGGCGTCAGCGCCGTTCAGACCCTCACGTCCGTCGACAACGTCCGCCTCGGTGATTCGGTCACCGTCGCAGGTGCGGGCGCCAAGTTCAACGCCACCGCCGCCATCATCTCGGTCGAACCGTACGCCTACACAGGCAAAGACGACGACGGCTACCTCCAGTTTGATTACGACGACCCACGGCCCAACCAAGTGCTGTACGAGGTCGCCGGGCAAACCGACGACGACGGCTACTACGAACTAAACGGCACCCTCACCTACACGGCAACCGTCACCTGGGTGGTCGACGCCGACGTCACCGCATGGCTGGGCATCAGCTCCGCCACCGCGAACGACACCGCGTTCATCACGACGTGCACAGCGGCAGCGAACGCATGGTGCTACCGGA